AACTATGAAACTAAGTAATGAAACCCAAGCGGTACTTAAAAACTTTGCCGCAATCAATTCCAATATTGTTATCAATACTGGAACAGAATTAAAAACAATCTCAGAAGCTAAGAATATTCTTGCAAAAGCTTCTGTATCAGAATCGTTTGATACTCCATTTGGTATCTACGATCTCAACGAGTTCCTCGGCGTGATGAGCATGTTCGATGATCCGGAGCTTACGGTGGCAGATGACGCTCTCTCCATCAAAATCTCTCAAGGTCGTCGCTCCGTAAAGTACTTCTTTAGTGCTCCGGATATTCTAACCTCTCCATCAAAAGACATCGTCATGCCATCCGCCGAGGTAACCTTTACTCTAACTCAAGATGAAATGGCGCAGCTACGTAAAGCAGCAGCCACCTTGGGTGTTACAGATGTAGTGGTTACCAATAAATCAGATGGTAATGGTATTGAAATACTAGTTACTGATGTGAAGGATTCTACTGCTAACGTGTTTAGTGTAGATACTGATACAACTTCGTGTTGTTCAGATAAATTTAAATTTGTCTTTAATATTGGCAACTTTAAATTTGTGGGAGGTGATTATGAAATTACTATTTCAAACAAACTCATTTCTCACTTTAAAAATCTCAATGCTCCAATCGAGTATTGGGTAGCTCTCGAGAAAAACTCAACTTTTGGAGGTTAACATGGCTGAAGAAGCTACACAAGCAGCAGAAGAACAAGCGCCAATTCAATTGGGCTTGAACGATCTGGCTGCAGTTATTCAGATCATCGACGTTTGTTCTAAACGCGGTGCATTTGAAGGTCCTGAACTCGCGTCCGTTGGACAAGTTCGTGGACGAATCGCCGCATTTGTAGAAGCAAATGCTCCTAAAAAGGAAGAAGGCGGTGAAACTGCAGCAGCAGAAGAAGAAGCTCCTGCTGAAGACAACGGCTGATCCCGTAATAGATCCGCGAGGGGCCACGGTTAGCCCCTCACCCTTTATTAAATATATTATGGAGAATTCAAATGTTGAGTACACCTCAAGATAAAGAAAAGCTATTGAATAGTATTAAAGAAATGTCTAACTCGATGACCCGAGTTGATGCAGAAAAAGACTATCAAAAAGATGTGATTGATAAAGTAAACGACGAACTTGGTCTTGAAAAGAAATATGTTCGTAAGTTGGCTAACATTTATCACCGTCAAAACTTTACTACATTTCAACAAGAACAAGAAGAATTGCAAGAACTATACGAAGCAATTACTTCTTAGTTGTTATTAAATAACAAGGAGAAAGGAGATGATCGAAAGAATCAAGTATGGACCACAGATGATGTTAGACCACACCGTTGGCGGTAACAAGGATAATGTTGTAAACCCTCGCAACACGTTCAAAGAAGAGGATCTAACCAAGCACACTACAGACTTTAAAAAGAGAACCAAAAGTCTGGAAGAACTTGAACAATACAGAGGATAATACTATGAAAAAATGTGATGATAATTGTAAATTTCCAGGTTGGTTAGCAACCATTGGAGTAGGATTAACCATGTTTGTAGTAGTAATGGTTATGTTTTTTAACGAAGCTCGTGCAGATGTTCGAGTAGATATTGAACGTAAGTTGCCATATAAGACTCAACATATCGTTCAGCAATTTCATGATTTTGACGCTTTTGCTATGTGGATGGAAACTAAACTTGAAAATGGTTGTGATCCATATGTAGAAAAAGTTGTTATTGATCTTAAATATAATGAGTTTGATAATCAAAAGTTAGGGGAATATGATTCCCCTGCCAAAATCAAGTAAGGAGTGTAATGATAAGAAATAGAAACAAGGATGTGAAAGGAGGGCTAACAGTAGAAGTCAGAAACGGAAATTTTGAACAAGCCTTCCGTCTATTTAAGAAAAAAGTAAATAGATCAGGTATTAAACAAGAACTACGAGATCGTAAGTTCTTTAAGAAGCCCTCTGAAATAAGAAGAGAGGCTTTAAAAAAAGCGATTAAACGCGAAAAAAAGCGTTTACAAGCTCAGCAAGATATGTTATAATATAGTATATCAATTAAATTATGGAGTATGTGATGTCTGATTTTTTGTGGGTTGAAAAGTATCGACCCAAAACTATTGACCAGTGTGTTTTACCTCAAGGTTTGGCTAAAACTTTTCAAGAGGTAGTTACTACTGGCAATCTTCCTAATATGTTATTCTATGGTCCAGCCGGTGTAGGTAAAACTACAGTGGCTAAAGCTTTATGTAACATGTTAGATCTAGACTACATTGTTATCAACGGTTCTGAAGAAGGTAATATTGATACCCTGCGTGGTAAGATTAAACAATTTGCTTCTTCTGTATCTTTGCATGGTAGCTATAAAGTAGTTATTCTCGATGAGGCTGATTATCTCAATCCTCAATCAACTCAACCAGCTTTGCGTGGGTTTATTGAAGAGTTTGCAAATAATTGCCGATTCATTCTCACTTGTAATTTCAAAAATCGTATTATTGAACCATTGCACTCACGATGTGCGGGTATCGATTTTAAGATCTCTAAACCTGAAGTACCAAAGATTGCGGCAGGTATGTTTAAGAGAACTACTGAAATTTTAGATAGTGAAAACATTCAATACGAAAAAGAAGTCGTAATTGAATTAGTAAATCGATATTTCCCAGACTTTAGACGTGTCATTAATGAATGCCAACGTTATGGTGTTTCTGGTCGTATCGATACTGGTGTACTTCGCAATCTAAACGAAGAAAACACTAAACAACTTATGGATCATCTTAAGTCTAAAAACTTTAAAGATATGCGTAAGTGGGTTGCAGACAATATGGATACTGAAGCTCATGCGATCTTTCGTAAGATCTATGATAACATGTCTGAATATTTGCAACCACAATCGATTCCACAAATCGTTCTTATTCTCGCCGATTATCAGTATAAAAATGCGTTTGTCGCAGATCACGAACTAAATGTAGTTGCGTGTATGACTGAAATTATGGCATCAGCAGAGTGGAAATAATGTGGGCGTACTGGTGTAAAGCTATAGGAGCAAAAGCATATGACGATGACGATAAAGCTGACAGAGTTGCAATTATTCGTACTGGGTGGGTGGTCCTTCACATTCTTACTTGCCTTGCTATTATCTTAAACGCAATTGCTAATCATGGATGGAGACTAATCGGGTTATGAAAAAGAAAACTGGAATTACTGCTTCAGCATTTGATCTACTACATGCAGGTCATATTTTAATGTTGCAAGAAGCTAAAACAGTATGTGACCATTTAGTTGTTGCACTTCAAACTGATCCAACAATAGATCGTCCATCTAAGAATAAACCAATTCAAACAATCGAAGAACGCTTTGTCCAGTTATCTGGATGCAAATACGTTGATGACATTATCACATATAATACTGAAGCAGAACTTGAAGCTATATTTAGAAATCTAGATGTAGATGTTCGTATTATTGGTGAAGAATATAAAACGAAAGAATTCACTGCAAAAGATATATGCATTGAACGTGGTATAGAAATATATTATAATTCTAGAAAGCATTCTTATTCAACAACAGAACTACGTAAGAGAATATTACAACATGAATCCCTTTGATTATCTTACCGCAATTAACCATAGTAAAAAAGATATTATGGTTGATGATCTGGCAGAAAAAGACTATAACTCATGGATGGTGAATCGTGGTCTTTCTTATTTTCCAGACACTGTTCTTCTCGCTAATGAGATGAATATCCGTCATACTATAGACTCACGTCTTCAATTTGACTTTCTTATAAATACTATTAGAAAACAAAAACGTTTTTCTAAATGGTTAAAACCGGATAGTATTGAAGCTATAGACGCTATTAAACAATACTATGGATACAGTAATGAGAAAGCGCGTACTGTTTTACGTGTTTTAAGTAAACAACAAATTGATGAATTGAAAACAAAGGTCTATAAAGGTGGAAGAAAATAAAGAAATAACATGGACTCCAGCCATGATGCTGGAGATTGCATTGAAAGAGCCGGATGATTTTTTAAAGATCCGAGAAACGTTAACTAGAATTGGAGTAGCATCGAGGAAAGACAATAAGCTATATCAATCTTGTCATATTCTACATAAACAAGGTCGATACTTTATTGTGCATTTCAAAGAGCTATTCTTGTTAGATGGGAAACCTTCTAACTTAATGGATAATGACATTCAACGTCGTAACACAATTGCTACGTTGTTATCTGACTGGGGATTGCTGGACATTATTAATATGGACCAATCGAAAGATAAAGCACCTCTTAGACAGATTAAAGTCATTCCACATAAGGAAAAGAATCAATGGGACTTATGTCCTAAGTATAACATCGGGAATACTTAAATGCTAACGTTCAAGTCTTACTTAGATGAAGGTGTCAATGACCCCGCTATATTCAAAGCTGTGTTTTTAGCTGGTGGTCCCGGATCTGGTAAGTCATTTATTGTCGGTAAGACTGCGTTAACATCATTAGGTTTCAAACTAATTAATTCTGATATTGCTTTTGAACGTAGCTTAGAAAAAGCTGGTTTAGATAAAGGTAACCCTGATGACATCTATTCTAAAGCTGGACAACTAGCAAGAATTTCTGCAAAAGCTTTAACAGATAAACAAATGAATTTAGCTGTCCAAGGTAGACTTGGATTAGTGATCGATGGTACAGGTAAAGATTTTGATAAGATCAAGAAACAAGCAATAGCACTAAAGAAAATAGGCTATGAAGTTTCTATGATATTTGTGAATACAGATCAAGAAACTGCAATGGCGCGAAATAATAAACGCGCAAGAAAACTTCCAGATGAAGAAGTATCTAAAATGTGGAAGCAAGTACAAAATAACATTGGTAAGTTTCAAAACCTTTTCGGCAACATGATGATTGTTGTTGATAATTCTGATAACGCTAATTATGAGGGCGGTATTAGATCTGCTTATAGAAAAATGGCAGCATTTGCTAAAATGGAACCAAGGATGCCACAGGCAAAAGCTTGGATTCAAGGGCAGAAAAAGAAGTAAACTCATATATATAGTATTGGATGCCGCATGGTGCGGGTCCATCTACAACCTTGCTAAATAGGAGGTCAATTATGACAGGCAATACTTTTACGTTCCCAAGAGGAGCATTCGTTGGTTTCGACCACATCTTTAATGATCTTGAAAGAATGGCACACGCCCACAAGAAAGATCATTATCCACCTCACAACGTAGTAAAACATTCGGACGACGAGTATCTAATTGAACTCGCCGTTGTTGGCTTTAAACAAGCTGACATCGAGATCACTATGCACGACGGTATCTTAATTATTAAAGGAGATCGTGAGCATAGACGAGATCAAGACCTTTATGTCCATAAGGGTATTAGCGGTAGAAAATTCGAGAGGTCATTCAGACTTTCCGAATTTGTAGAAGTAGTAGGAGCTGATCTTGCGGACGGTCTACTTACGATTCATTTGAATAGAATCGTCCCAGAAGAAAAGCGTCCCCGTAAAATTGAAATTAACAACAATAACGGGGTAACTTATGACCACACTAGCACTACAAAGCCTGAGCTTCTCAACGAAGCTTCTTAATGGCTTATACGAAGGCGTAAAGAAAACACTACACGGAATGATGATTGGCTACATGTTAGCCAGACAGAATCAAGCAAACCGATATATTGCAGAAAGATTAATCTGCGAATATAGAGATACGCATACTGTAGCATCGCTTCACGCTGAATTAAATAGAAAAACGTTGGAATCCCTTACTAAGGAATTCTCATAAGATGTTGAAAGCAATTTTAGATTTCTTCACAATATCTCATGAAGAAAGACGTAGAAAGGCTATTGAGAATTATTTAGCAAGATCTACTGATCTTGTTGATCTCGAAAGACGCCAACGCAATCTAATGAATGGTAATATTACTGTTCTATAATGTATAAATAAAATTGAGGGCTGCCATATTGGTTGCCCTCTAACACACACAACACACAGGAGACAATTATGTCACAAAACAAAAATCCCTTCGAAATCCGTACAGATATGCTAGCAATGGCTAAAGATTATATGGACCAACAATACCATATGAACATAGCTTTTGCAGAAAAAGCATTAGAACTTAATAAGAAATCTATTGAAGAAGTACAAGATATGTACAAGATGTA